AGTATAGGTGATCCCAATATCGAGGAACTCAAAAAGTTAGGCATACCCGTTAAGCCGTTTAGCACAACCCACACAAGCAAAGCGGAAATCATTAATAGCTTATCGCTTGCGTTTGAACAAGAGACAATAGGCATTCCCAACGATCCTATACTATTAAACGAGTTACAAGCTTTTACAGTCGAAAGGCTAGCAAGTGGATCATACCGCTATACAGCCCCAAGCGGGTTACACGACGATACAGTAATAGCCCTAGCATTAGCAAACAAGGCGCGGTCAGTACCGGCAAAGGTCTTTATATAATGGCATACCAAGAAATAAAGTTAACAACCGTAAACGGCGTAAAGTCTATCCCTATTCGCAACATGCCCCCCGAAGCGTGGACTTCGGTCTTTGGTGATCCAACCGACGGGGACGTTTATAGTCTAGCCCGAAGCGTACCATGGTTATATCGTGGCATTAACGTTATAGCCGAAGCCGTCGTAAACTTACCCCGCAACTGCGAACCACTAGACGACGCCGGCATTATGATAGACTATCCAACGCTATTAAATGAGCTTGTGGGCGACTACTTGCTAGCGGGCGCCATGTTTGCATGTATGGAAGAGAACCAAGACCGCAACAAGCGCACCATGAGGCGCTTTCAACCCCAGACCATTAAGCTTATAACCGACCCTCAAAACGGGCTAATCGGTTTCGAGCGTAATCTAAGAGGTAATACCCCCGCTTTTTATGACATAACAGAAATTGCTTATAGTTGGATCCCAAGCCGTACCAGTGAAATAGCAATAGGGGACGCGCCGGCTAAAGCAGCAATACGAGCCAGCGGGTTACTAAATAGCATAGACGAACACGCCGTAAAATATTTTGAGGCGGGGGCAATTAATCCAACCATTGCCAAAATAGCCGACTTCCAATCATACCCCGAAGCCGAACAAGAACGCACGAAGTCGATACTCGATAGGCTCTTTGGGCGTGGGGTTGATAGCGCCCACCGCGTGGCGCCGGTCGGGACTAATATCGAGTTTGAAACAATCGGTTCCCCAATGTCGGACTTAGCAGTACCAGAATTAACCAACGCAAAAAGAGAAGATATAAGTACGGCGTTAGGCATTCCCCAAAGCTTGTTGTTTAGTAATGCTACGAACTTTGCAACCGCCCAACAAGATAACCGCCACTTTTACGAGAAGACGATTATCCCATTAGCGCGTAAAATAGAAACCATGTTTAACCATTACTTTATGCAATATGGAATAGACGACGCGCTTACGTTTAACGAACAACAATTAGAAGTATTCCAAACCGACGAAGCCATGCGATCGGGGTCGTTAGTTAATCTTGTAAATGTGGGCATGCCCTTAACCGTTGCTATGGAAGTTCTAGGATACGACTTGACAGAAGACCAATGGCAAGCCTTGGGCAAAGCCCCCGACCCTATGGAAGCCGAAGAGGACGTTATCATACAAGAAGCCGAAGACGACCACGCCGAAGACATGGAAGACGAAGACGCCGGGCTTATTGAGCTCGAGGACATGGAAGACGAAGACGGCGCGCTTAAAGAAATGAAACCGATCCCCGCCCGCTACAGACACATAGACTTTTACCCTAATGAGACCATGAGGGATAACGCCCGCCGTGGTCTTGAGCTTCGGGAAAAGTTCGGGCGTGGTGGGACTAGCGTCGGAATAGCAAGGGGGCGACAAATCGCAGGCAATCGGGAAATTTTACCGCCCGACGTTTTGAGCATGTATAGTTATTTTAGACGCCACGAAGTGGACAAGCGCGACGATTGGGGTAACCCTAGCAACCCAACAAATGGTTATATCTCATGGCTTTTATGGGGGGGCGACGCAGGTTATACGTGGGCGACCACTAGACGGGATCAAATGTTACGAGCCGATAACGACCAAAAGACGGCACTAGTAGAGTTCCACTTGGCTAACGACTTATCGAAGTGGAAGCGTAAAGCCGTTAAGTCTTACAAGACCAAAGACAAGCCCGCCGTAAGTTTCGAGAGTGATAATATTCCAAGCGTCTTACATGCTTCGATTATGGCACAACTTGAAACCGTAACCGACCGACGAGAACTAGATTTTATCTTTGATAACGCAAGCAACTACTACGATCACGACCACGACCACGAGGGATATTAACCATGCCAATAGACGACAAGCGACGGAAAGAGATCGAAGCCGATCTAGCCAAAAAGATAAGCTATTTTAGCGCAACGACCCGCCGGCGTATCTTAGAGCTTATAGGGGATCCCCCAAACCTCGATAACCTAACCCCCGACGTTTACCGTACGCTAGCCATAGACCTTAACGGGATCTTGGGCGTGTCATTAGAGCAAACGTTTATAGAGGCGGCTAATGCGCTTATGACCGATATCGGCTTTGTTGGGGTAAGCACGGACTTGATAAACGAAGGCGCGGTAACGTGGGCGCGTAATTATACCCCGCCCGTGGTTAACGACATGATCGCATATCGGCAAAAGGAAACGGCTAATTACGTTGCTGATTTCTTCGAGGGAACGACCGACCGCGCAGGGCTTGAAGATCGGATAGCAAGGCTATACAGTCCAGAAAAAGCCGCGCAAATAGCCATAACAGAATCAACCCGCGCAGCAAACGAAGGACAAAGACCCGTAATAGAAGAGCTTGAAAAAGAGGGCGTTACCATGCGCGGGGTCTTTCAAACCGTAAGCGACGGGCTCGTTTGCCCAATATGCCAACCATTAAACGGGGAAGTATCACAAGTAACAGGTTTTGACACGCGCTTTACAAGTGGGAATAAGGATTTTAGAATGCCCCCGCTACATGTCGGCTGTCGTTGTCTTGTATCGTTTGAATATCAGGAATAGCATTATGCGAATTACGTTTACAGTAAAACAAGACAAAGCCGACGGCTTGCTTAACAAAGCTAAGAAAATGCAAGGCGTTAAAACGGGGATCAAAGCGGCAAGCGTTCACCTTGTAACGAAACTTAGAGAGTACCCGCCCCAACCTTCGGGCGTTAAGTACAAACGGACGGGCGACCTTAAACGCTTTTGGACTCACAAGATTAGTAAACAAGGTTTCACCTCACAGATCGGGAATAAGATCCCATACGTTACCGACGTACAAATTGAGCCCAAACTAAAATACTTTAAGCGGGTTTGGGGTAAGCATAGCGTAAAGTACGTGGCAACAAAACAATACCAGCGTATACTAGATATAGTAAGAAACGAGATTAGAAAGGCTATGAGATAATGAGCGATCAGCTTATACACTTGGGTAGTAGTATTAAAATGAATGAACAAAACGAGGTAAGCGGTTATCTTGTTTTGTATGGAAGCCCCAAAGAGGCCGACTTTGAGGGCGATTACTTTACAAGCGAAACCGACTTTGATCTAACCGACGGGCGCGGGTTTGCTACCATGTATTTTAACCATGGTCTTGATCCAGTCCTAAAGACCCATAAGCTCAACAATGGCATTAAGGCGGAAATAGGGCAAGACGACGCCGGCGTTTGGATACGTGGCAAACTTGACGAAGCCCAAGCCTATGATAAAATGGTTATAGAACTAATTAAGGCACGGCAAAAAGAAGGTAAAGCCATTGGGTGGTCTAGCGGGGTTCCGTCGCACTTAGTAGAACGGGAAAAGATCGAAGGCGCGTATCATGTCAAAACGTGGTCATTAGGCGCCGACGCAAGCCTAACCCATACACCGGCCGACTATCGCAACAAGGCAACCTATAAGACTTTGCAACTTTTGCCCTTACAACCTGAGTTAGAAACGGTAGAGACCGAAGACACGGTAAAGACCGCCCCCGACTTAGATCACTATCCGATTACATTAACAAGAGGTCACACCATGACAGAAGACAACAACAAGCCGACCGAACAAACCGACGGCGTAAATAACGCTATTAACGGTCGCATTAATGAGTTTATGGCACAAAACGAAGCCATGAAAGCCGACGTAAAAGGTCTTAGCGACGCTTTGGCAAAGCTTACCCAATACATGGAAGACAGCCCAACCATTCGTAAGAGCGGTTACTTTACAGTAGACGGCGGGGACGCTGATAGCAACATTAAAAGCTTTGGCGATTGGGCTATGGCGGTTAAACGAGGCGACGATAAGCGCCTTAATAAAATTTATGGAAGCTACAAAGCACAAACCAGCGCAAGCGGCGCCGACGGCGGTTACCTTGTACCCGACGAGTTCTATAATGAAATGGTACAAATTGCCATGCAAAATAGCGCGGTGGTCGCAGGCGTATCACGTATGAACGTATCAAGTCCAGCCGGTACCTACCCAAGCCTTGATATGTTTACAGCCCCAACGGCGGGCGTTGGCGATACCGCTCTAGCAAGTGGGATCACTACAGCAAACCGCGCCGAAGGTGGGTCATACACCGAAACCGACGCAAGCTTTGACCAAGTTACATTGAACACAAACGACGCCGTCAGTGGTCTTGTAAAAGCAAGCCGTAAAATGATCCAAAGCGTACCAGCACTAGAAAGCTTGTTACGTAACCTCATTAGCGTCGCATATCAGGCAAAACTTGAATACTTTATCTTACGCGGTAGCGGTAACGCCCAACCACTTGGGATCTTGAACGCCGACGCCCTCATTAACGTAACCCCCGCTACAAACAGCACGTTTAAAATTGACGACGTTGCAGCTATGACCGCACGACTCAAAACTTTACAAGGGCGCGTCGCTTGGATCATGCACCCAAGCATGTATACGGATCTTATGAAGTTGGAAGTTGGAACCGGTGGCGCGGTATGGTTGCAAAATATCGCAGGCGGTCAACCACAGACATTAAGTGGCTACCCAATTTACTTCAGCGAACACCTACCACAAGCCGACAATAGCGGTTGCGTAGTCCTAGCCGACTTGGGCGCTTATGCCTTGTTTGAATACGGCGGGCTTTACGTAGACTACTCAGAACACCGCTTCTTTGACACGGGTCAAGACGCTTGGCGCTTTGGGCAAGAACTAGACGGCAAGCCATGGCTTCAAAATGTGATCACCTTGGGCGGTCCGGGTTCGGCTTATACACAATCAGCATACGTTAACTTTAACGACTAAGGATAACTAACCTATGGCTAGCAAATCACAACTAAACGAACGCTTAGCACTAATCGGGACAATTGACCCCGACGCATACAGCGCCGACACGTATACAAGCGACGAAATCAACATGCAAGACTATAGTCGCGTTATGTTTATCTTGACCGTTGGCGACTTGGGATCCAGCGCAACCGTAGACTTTGAAATTAACGGCGGGGCGACTAGCGACCCCGGATCATTAGCAACCCTCGTAACTGGCAAAGACGCGACCCAACTTACACAAGCGGGGAGCGATTCTAACAAGCAGGTTATCATTGAAGTATCAGCAGAAGAAGCAGCCGCGCAAGGCTTGCAATACCTCGAAGCTGAAGTAATCGTAGGAACCGCCGCTTGTGATCTTGGGCTTATCGTATTGGGCGAACCAGCACACTACAGCGACACGGCGGGGCTTGACCTTGCAACTGTTGCCGAAGTGATCGGATAACATAATGGCATATGTCACACTAAGCGAGGTTAAGCAGCAAGGGGGTTATGACGCAAGCGATAGCTATCACGACGGGCTTATTGCTGCACTAATCCCACGCGCTCAAAATACAATCGAGACCATAACGAATAACGTCTTTGAAGTAGCAAGCGTTACGACCCGACGCTTTGATTACCTCTTACAGACCGACGGTTATAAGTTATATTTTGACGAATACCTAGCAACGACCGACAGCTTAGTAGTGACAAACGGAACGGGCGACGTGGTGGCAAGTTCTAACTTTGTCACCATGCCCCGCAACCATACGCCAATCTATGGTTTGCAACTTAAGACCGATACAGATATAGTATGGGATTATGACGACAGCCCCGAAGCCGCTATAGAAGTAGAAGGCTATTGGGGATATAGCCAAACCCCGCCCGAAGCGATCAAGCAAGTCGCAATTCAACTTGTCTTACATTGGGTACGGCAAAACGACCAAGACCAACCCGAAGCGATCCCCGAAGATATCGCTATGACGTTAAAACCGTATAGCCGACTTATGGGAATCGTATCATGAGCCAACTTAAAGAGGCTATCGCAACGTTATCAGGTATAAACGTATCCACTACCACAAAGACGCCGGTCGTTTACAGCATACCGAACGCAACCCATAGCGTAAGAGGGACGCCCGCCCGCGTGATATTCCCAATGCAAATAGCAACCCCCGAAGGGCAAGCCATGCAACGGGTATCGTTTAGTAATAACGGAACAATCGTTATAACGTGGGTCATAGCCGACTTGTTACTCTTTGAAGCGGTAAAGCGTGGGACGTCTATCCATAACGCCCTATCCGAACTCATAGACTATACGACCAACTATATAGACGCAATCCGTCCCAAAATGTCGTTAACAGATAACGCCATGATCGAAACCATAGATTATGAGTGGAACGCTTACGAGTTCCCCGAAGGTACGGAAAATATCTATTATGGTTGCCTAATGACCTTATCAATTAAAGAGATAATCGAGTAATGACTATCTATAAGGTGCTTAAAAACTTAAGCCATATCAAGACTAACGAAAAGATCTATATGGGGGCTTTTTGTAGTGATAACCCGAACGCGTCTAATGGTCTAGAGATCATAGACGGCGTTACATGGTATGACGGTTACTTAGCAAACCGACCACAAGCCGACGTTAACGTATTACTAGGCTATGCCTTAGATATCGTAGACAAGACCCACCCCGATTATGATCGGCTCGTTAACGTGGGCATAATCCAAGAAGACAAGAAGAAAGGCGCTAAATAATGGCGAAATTTGCACAGCATGACGCGGTCGTTAAGTTCGATAACGCGTCGGATACTTTACAAGACGTTTCGACGTCTATCCAATCCGTAACTATGGACATGACAGTTAACGGCGGGCAATTCCACACATTGGGAGACCGTTGGGCTGATAGCCTTGAGGGCGGTATCATGGGCACGGTTACCGTTAACTTTTATGACGATACCAGCGCGACCAGTTTCGCAGGCTACATGCGCGAATGGCTCTTACACGCTAGCAACAAAGCCGGCGTTCGTAGTATGCAAATCCAGAAGCCCGACGGTACCAGTGGAAGCACACAATACGATTTCGAAGTACGCGCGGGCGGTTCGGTTCAACTAGTAAACGCTACGGCGGGCGCGGGTGATCCCCAAACCTTAAGCGTAACGTTGAACATTGACGGACCG